CCTGTTCCAATTTCGGTTTGTGATAAATCAGCAACATTACGGAACTCTACTACGTCACCGTCACGACCTGTGAGTGTAACATAATTTCCAGTTGTTGCAGTATCTTCTACTTTACCATCATACCGTGTACCTAACATACCAGTTTGAGGAACCTTCTTTGCAATACCAGCAAGCCATCCACGACCTTCTTTAACTGCAATAAAATTTTCAAACTTTCCTGCATTGATAGCGTCCCACTTTGTCTTTAGACCAAGCGCAACAGGAATATCAGCAGACGTAGGATTAAAGCGTTTTCTTAATATAGCCATATTTCTACTCCTTAAACAGCGTAAACTTTTGTACCAGAAGTTTGTTCCTTCTGTCCAGTAGTTTTAGTTCTTGTATCAGTTCCACGGCTCAAAGCATCTTTGATTGATTTCTTTTCAGAAACAAGCGCAATTTTAGCTTCAAGCTCTCCTGCGGTCATTGGTTCATCACCAACTAAATCAGATGCAATTCCAATAGCTTCTTCGTTTTCTTTGAACGCTTTTTTAAGCGCAATTTCTTTCATAGAAGCAAACCCTTCTTTCTGTGATGCAATAGTTTTGTCAACAAACGCAACTATGTCACCACCAACCTTAGCAGAAACTTCGTCAAATGTCTTTAGTTTCTCTTTCTGTGCATCAGTAATAAGAATATCACTAAATCCAAGTTTTTCAGCGATACCTTTCATATCACTTCCAACCTTTTGACTTGTTTCTTTAATCAAAGCAATAGCTTCATCTAAGTTCATAGACGTAACTCCTTCATGTTTATTTTCACCAGTTACAGCCTTTTGACTTGTACCAACAAGCTTAGCAGCCATCCCTGTCTGATTCCATTCTACAATGTCATTCCTTTCATTGCCAACAGACTCCTCTGCATACCAGACCCATTCATCATCATCATCCTGTGCTTCTATTTTCCACTTTACTAAACTCTGTATAGAAGTAGAAAGCAAGCCTGATTTAATTTCTTTTACAAGTTTTTTATATTCAGCATCATCCATATCTCTTGATACATACTGTCTGAATAATACAGTCTCGTCATCAACTATTTTAGCACCAATCATATATGTATGATTCTCAACCCTTTCAGACCATGCGTTAAGAGCTGTGTGACCGTATGCACTTCCAACAATAGGAGCTTCTTCAAGTTTTGAAATATAACTTTCAATAAACTCTTTTAGAAAAATACTACCGTCACTTGCAGGATACTTTTCACCGTACTTAACTTCCTGAACAAACTCAAATGGTTTTTCATCACCCTCTGATAATACCTTATATGCTTTTTCTGTTGCCTTAGTTAAAGGTATCGAGTTGATTAACTCAACATCTAAGTTCGTTTTAGGTTTAAGTGCATATTGAGAAGTTTCTTTTGTTTCGTATCTAATTTTCATATACAAACTCCTATACTATATATCGACGTTCTTTGTCTTTTTGTCAAGTCTACTTTGTTTTTTATTCAAAAAATAGTAATTTATTAACACTTTTAACGGTTTTTTCTTTCCAGCATTGATTGAAGCAATATAAAGTATCCAAACATACTTAAATCTTTTACACAGTGTTTTATAATATTTACTAAAATCTAAATCGTTTTTAGAAATAAACTTTACTGTATCACTATAAAATCTTTTGTTGTATTTATCTTCTTTTATTGCAGAATATGTTAGATAAAAAAACAAAAAGAACAAAGCAAAAGATGGAAAGGCAATCCACGTATTATAAAAAACACAAAATAGTAAAAGCATAAAGATACCTATAACGCTTATTAAAAAAACTCTAAGAGTACACGCCATAAATAATAGAAACCTATTAACTTTATTCACTTGTTTTATCCCTTAGCTCATTGCTATTAAGATTTTCACCTTCACTTGGTCTATCTCTATCGCTCTGGTCACGTGGTTCTTCTTCCTCTGAACCTTTGACTGCTTCGCTTTTCTTTTTAAGATTATCAAGCATATTTGGTAACTCTTTTTCAAGGCTTGAATATTCACCGAGGTTATTCATATATTCATCAAGATAGTCTCGTATTTCTTCATCTGTCATTAAAAGGTTTTCACGGGCAAGTTTCATTGAACTAATCATGTAATTTACAATCTTAGCCCTAAGTTCAGGTGTTTCAAGGTCAAGACGCTTCCACTTAACATCGGTATCAACTATTCTTCTTCCTGTTGCATTACTTAATATTGTTGCGCATAACTCATACAACTGTTGCCATATGTTAGTTAGCTCCCTTGTTCGTATGTTTTCAATATGATGTATCCATGAAGGAACCTGTGCAGAAACAGAAGCATAACTAGCACCAAGTTTAGCAGGATATACCCAGTCTGGCGTACCTAATACCTCTTTAATGCACTGTATCATGTGAGAACCTATCTGCAATGAATCCTGTGCTGTCTGGTCTGGTTTTAACCACTCCGCATTTTCTTCTACATTATTTTCACTAATAGCACAGAAGATAATATCCATGTCCTCAATATCAAGGCTTCGTATCTGCTCTCCGTTTTCATTAACAAGCCCATTTACAGATGCAGTGTTTAATAAAAATGATTCAGGGTTTTTTGCAGTTATCTTTAGTTTCTTACGAGACGAACGCCTGTCCTCAATAAGTCTGTTTTCCATAATAGATGATAAACCACGAATATACGGTTCTGCTGCTTCTATATATCCATGACCATAAACTTCATCAAGGCTTCTGTTGTAACGAACAAAAACTAATGGCAATCTACCATTACTATGCTTTTTAACAGACTTAACAGGCATACCCTGTGGTCTATTTCCGTCATAAGTTGTAATTATTTCTTTATCAGTAAATCGCATTATTCTATTTGCAGTGCAATGATTACCAGACTTATCATTGTAATGGAAATTATGCTTAAACGAAACTTCTATAAGCTCACCTGTATCAATATCAAAAACAGGGTTCCACATATTTTCAAAGTTAAACAATATAAACTCTAAGTCTTTAAGTTTATCGTTCCAGTTTACCCAAATAAAAAAGTTCCCTTCTGTAAAACATTTCCTATGAATAGTATTTGCCAAAACGCCAAAGTGTTTTTGTATTAGTTTTATATCTTGCTTTTTATCGTTAGATAAATAAGGAACGCCAGTATAATCAATTAAAGCACTAATACCTGCGATAATAACACTAGCACCAAGTTTATAAGGCTTAGAAGTGTTATTCCATACTTCCCTCATTTGTTTAGTGTCTAATCTTTCTGAAAGAACAAAATCTTTTTCTAAATCGTGTTGTGTAGTCATAAACAAAGAAGATGCTTTATTTTTATGACTTCTAAATATAATATCGAATAAACTACTCATTATACAACTCCATATTGGTTTCCGCTTAGTCTTATTCTAACACCGCTTGTTATTGAACCATAGCAGACCTTCGGTTTATATTTTTGTAACTGATAACAATACAGTGATAACGCATCGCCTTTGTCCGGTGATTTCATTCCCCTAGACTTTAGCTGTTGTTTAGTTTCTATAACTATCTTTCCATTTGGTTGCGTATATTTTCGTGAACAAATTTGCTCCTCTAGTACATTGTAAAATTCTTTTTTTGTCAACTCATTGCTATAATCTTCACTTTCTATGCAATACGGTATTGATAACTCTGCTAAAATAGATTTCATCGTATACCAAAGAAGGTCTTTCATCTTTTCACACGCTTCGTCTCCAGCCCAAGATGACTTATTTTCTATAACCCTTATATTTTCCCTTCTCTCTTGTAATCGTAAAAGGTCACGAGTAGAAGTTCCAACACCTGTAACATCTATAATAACATCAATAGGTAAGTGGTCAGGAAAACCGAACTCACGAGCATTAGCTCTTAAATATCGAGCAGCTTTTAATACTTGCGCCACGTTCTTTATACCGTCTGTTTTGCCTTGTATTGTATGCCAATACTTAACACAATAACCAACACCAGCAACAATATCTGTACAGTCACCACCGTCATCAGAAGGGTCAATTGAAATTATAGGATAGTATAATCCTCTATTTTCTGTACGAGTATAACAGGAAGTAAGCTCGTCTATGCTTATTAAAGAGTCACTTTCAGACTTTGGAAATTCTCCAAGTACACGAACACGATAGAAATCCGATGTTCTTCCATGTGTTTCAAGCCATTGACGTATTAGTTTTTTGTTACCTCTATAATCCTTTGCTTCGCAACTAAGTGTGATTCTGCGGTATTTACTTGCCATTGAATTATGAGAATCATAAAAACGACCATATAACTTAGTTGGGTTTCCTATCATTAACAATATTGAGTTCTTGTCTGTTGTTGCACCGTCAAGAGCAGCCCATATACCTTCGTCTGTTATACCGCTTGCTTCGTCAATTATAATTAACGTACCGCCCTTACCGTGCATACCAGCTACGTTTTCTTGACACGATGCTGTTCTTAGTTCTATCTGCCAACCAGCTTGTGTCCCTTCGCCTGAAAAGTCACGAACATTTATAAGTTCACTACCAAACACAAAGAAACTTGATAAGAAAGGTGAGTTATCAATCCAGAACTTTAACTCCTGCCATAAACCGTTTTTAGCTTGCTTTTCAGTTG